ACGATGTAAAAACTCAACTCTTTTTGGTAAAGAATTTAATGATTACATTAAGGACAACCAATTAAATAATTCACTTGCTAAAAAAACAAAACTAGTGTATATTACTAATAAGAAGATTCCAAAGCCTTTGTTAACATCTGAGTGGGAACCTGAAGCAGTACTAATCTGCGACAACACAAGAAGTTACACAAAGGTTGATAGATATGTTGGTACTATCGATCTACAACTACAGATTAATGGACAAGACAGTTATTGGAATCAAATACATTTTGGAGCAGATTCATTATGAGATGTAAAATTGTAATCACAGATGAGGTCAATGTAAAAATTGAAGGCTTACCTGTGGATGTACGTAGAAAGATTGCTAACAAATTCAAATTTTCAGTGCCTTATGCTAGATATCTTCCACAATACAAATTAGGTCGTTGGGATGGTAAGGTTGGTTTCTTTGGTTTGGGTGGCAATGGATATGTAAATCATTTGGATAAAATTATAGAATATCTTCACGAATCTGGAGTTGAAATAGAAGAAATTGATGACAAAAGAGAGAAGTTCGATTTAACATTTGCTAAAATTGATAAAAATTACTTTAGTAGCAAGTCTTGGCCCAAAGGACATTTATGTGAAGGTCAACCAATCGAACTGCGTGATTATCAGGTTGATGTTATTAATAACTTTATCAAAGAACCACAAAGTTTACAAGAAGTTGCCACAGGTGCTGGTAAAACTATTATCACTGCGGCGCTGAGTAGTATATGTGAAAAGTTTGGGCGTACATTGGTTATTGTTCCTAACAAAGGACTGGTAACTCAAACAGAAGAAGACTACATCAACGTAGGCTTAGACGTTGGTGTTTACTTTGGAGATAGAAAAGAATTAAATCGTACTCATACGATTTGTACTTGGCAAAGTTTAAATGTATTAGACAAAAAAGCAAAGTCTGGTGAATCTATTTTTACATTAACAGATTTTTTAGATGGTGTTAAAACTGTTATCATTGACGAAGTACACCAAGCAAAAGCAGAAGTATTGAAAAAATTACTAACACAGCATCTTAGAAATGCTCCAGTAAGATGGGGCCTAACAGGAACCATTCCAAAAGAACAATTTGAATTTCAGAGCATATTAGCCAGTATCGGTCCTGTTGTGAATCAAATTTCAGCAAAAGAATTACAGGACAAAGGCGTATTATCACAATGTCACGTTAATGTTGTACAATTAATTGATACCGAAGTTTACACAAACTATCAAGAAGAATTAAAATATCTTGTAACCAACGATAAACGAATAGAATATCTTGGTAAATTGATTAACAAAATTAAAGAAAAAGGCAACACACTTGTTTTAATAGATAGGCTTACAGCAGGCAAGCGATTATTAGAAATAATTGATGATAGTGTTTTTATTCAAGGTGAAACTAAATTAGCAGATAGAAAAGAACAATATGATGAAATTAGTGACTCTGATAACAAAGTCATAATAGCAACCTATGGAGTAGCATCAGTTGGCATAAACATACCGAGAATATTTAATTTAGTATTGATAGAACCAGGCAAGTCGTTTGTGCGTGTGATACAATCAATTGGTCGAGGCATACGTAAAGCCAAGGACAAAGACTTTGTGCAGATATGGGATTTGACATCTAGTTGCAAATTTGCTAAAAGACATTTGACTCACAGAAAAAAATTTTATAAAGAAGCAAACTATCCTTTTACGATAGAGAAAGTAGATTGGACAAAATGAGAATAGCAGGCGCACAAATACCAGTAACAAATAATGTCAACGCAAATTATGAAGAAATTAAAAAAGCATGTGATTGGGCAATAGATAATAATGTAGATTACTTGTTCACACCAGAAGCATCATTAAGTGGATACGATGCTCCAAGTTTTAATATCAATACTTGTAACGAAACGGAACAAGCAATGAAAAAGTTAGTAGAATTGTCGTCTGCCAACAATCTTGGATTGATCATTGGTACACTTTGGATGGATGAAAAAGATAAGCCAAACGGTGCATTCTTTGGAAAGAAAACTAATCAATTGAGATTTTATAATACTAAAGGAGAATATATAGGTTCAACTTGTAAAACACGATTAGTATCATTTGATCAAGATTGTGAAAAACAGAATACTCCGCCGACTATTAAATTGGTCACAAACAAAGAAACTATTAAGGTAGGTGCTTTGATTTGTAATGATTTAGTGGGCAATTACTATTGGGGTGGAGAAAATTTGGCAAGAACATTAAAAAAACAAGGTATAGATATCATTTTACATGCCAGTAATACTCAAAAGGATCAAGGACCTTATGTAAAAAAAGTGCATGATGAATTTCACGATGCTTGTATTAAAATGGTTACTTACGCTACTAATATTCCATTGCTTGCCGTGGACAATCCTTGGCACATACACGGAGTTGAATCAAAAGAAGGAACATCTTTCACATCAGGCATTTATCTCCCTATTGAAACAAAATTTCAAGCACCTAAAACAGGCACACATTATTTTTATTATGATACAAACCAATCAACTTATTCTTATCAGGAAGGAAATTAAATGAAAATATTAACAATAGACAACACACCATACGACTTGGACAAGATGCCACAAACTGTATCAGACGACATGGCATTTTCTGTGCTAGACAACAGTAACCCCAAAGAACCAGATTTCTTTTTCTTGCCATTGATATACATTGAATCATTCAATGCGCCAGCCATTGTGTTGGACATAGGTGGAAGACAGATCACAATGCCTCTGGATTGGAGCATCGCGGTAGGTGATAAAGAAGACTCAAACACTGTGGAAGTGGTGCCATTAACCAGCATAGCAGATAGAGGGTTTTCGGCATTCATATTCAATCCGTTGAAAGGATTCAAAGCAGATTTTTTCGAAGTCAACGTGGTTAATTTTTACAATGATATAAAATGGTATTTTCCTAAAATCAAAAATAATCAATTGATATCCACACCGTTAGAAGATAAAGAAAATCCAAACTGTGCGTTTTTTGTTAAGGATATATCAAGACAGTGTGAGAGTATTGAATACACCACATTGCTATAATGCCAAGAAAAAAGAAAGAACCGGAAATGATATACACATCACCAGACGGTGGTAAGACAGTGTATGCTCAAGCCATTGGCGGCAAAGGTGAGCGAATTTTGATAGAAGAACCAAAATATCCTGATTGGTACTTGAGTGAATTGGAGATCAGTGAAGTGGTTGATTACGCAAATGAAGGAAACAAGTCTTTACAAATTCAATTAAAGAAGTTAAAATTAATGTATAATCTAATAAAAGAAAGCAGATGGTAACCAAAACTAATAAACTACCTTTGAAAGACATACTGGCGGCTATCGACATGAACGCAAAAAACGTGTGGGATGAACTGTCAGATGATGAACGCAAACAAGTTTCTTTTTATCTGCTGAATAGATATGTGAGTGCTATCAAAGGAAAAACAGAAGACAAACAACTACAAATATTCAAAACAAATCAATATTACAACAAACACTTTTTTACATTGAGCAAACACAAAAAACTGTTATGGTATTTGCTGTGTATGACTGCTAATGAAAATAAGAACATTAGATATCATGAATGGATTGGATACAAATCAAAAGAAAGTGCCGGCACAGCCAAAGCACTGAAATTTTTAGAAAAACTTTATCCCACAAAGAAACATGATGAATTAAAATTGCTGGCATCAATTAACACCACCAAAGAATTGAAACAGTTGGCAGAAGACATGGGAATGAGCAAAGAACAAATTAAAAAGTTATTATGATAGAGAAATTATATCCGTGCAAGTATTGTAATGCTAAATTTGCCAAAGAAAAAACACTATCAGTTCATATGTGTGAACAAAAAAGAAGATATTTACAAAAAGATGAACGCAGAGTTCAATTGGGTTTCCAAACATTTGTAAGATTTTATGAACTGTGTCAAAAGGCAACGAAAACAAAAACTTATGAAGAATTTTGTAAGTCGCCATACTACACAGCATTCGTAAAGTTTGGCAGTTTCCTCAGCAATGTAAAACCATTGTATCCAAACAAATACATTGACTATGTGGTCACATCGGGTGTTAAATTGGACCACTGGTGTAGAGAAGAACTGTATCAAAAATATGCTGTAGATTTGATATTGAGAGAACGTGTAGAAACCGCAATGGAACGTTCAATCAAAACCATGATGGACTGGGCAGATGAGAAAAATGCTCCATGGAATGATTATTTCAAGTATGCCAGTCTTAACAGAGTGGTGATGGACATTAAGGATGGTAAAGTATCTCCTTGGTTGATATTAAACTGTAAAACAGGCAAAGCCATGATGAAAAGATTCAACGATGAACAGTTACAAATTGTGTATCCTATCATGGATCCCAGTCATTGGGCATTGCGTTTTAAAAGACTGCCAGCAGATGTAGAAATGGTCAAGGAAGTAACTAAAGAGGCAAAATTATGATAAAAGAAAATAATGTTGTATCATTGTTTGGAATACCTTTATGTCAAACTCAAATTAAACCCTATGAAGAAAGTGAAATATTTTTAAAAGAAAAAATAAATTATGTGGAGCGATCTCATAAAGTTTCTTATATTTCAGAAAATGATTATGTGTTGGATCATGAAAATCTCTTGCCTTTAAAAACAGAAATTATGACACAAATAAGTGAATTCATGCATGGATATCTTGATATACATCCAAAACATAAATTTATAATGACGACTAGTTGGTGTAACAGGTATGAACAAAATCATTACATACAAGAACATTATCACAGTAATAGTTTGGTATCGGGTGTACTATTTTTAACCGACTGTAAGAATACTGCTGATATTATATTTCATAAAGATAAACTACATCATAATATTTTTACAGACACAGTAAAATTAGATTATAAAGAAGAACTTGACTTCACAAATAAAAGAAGTTATCTTTACAATCAGTCAAAGATAGCGGTGTGTCCAAAAAAATGGGATTTAATTATGTTTCCTAGTTTTTTAAATCACAGTGTAAACGTTAATACAAACCCAAATGAAAAAAGATATACTTTATCATTTAATACTTGGGTAAAAGGTGAAATTGGTGGAGGCCATAGTAAATTAAAACTTTAATAATATGTTTGATATAGATATAGATTTTGCTGATAGAAATGTATTGTTGGACAAATTGAAACACAGAATCGCCAAACTGGACACAGGAAAGAAACATAATACAGGAGTTTACTTCACAGAAATTCCATATGATCCTGCCACCAACTTGGCAACACTGGATTATGAAACTGCTGAAGAACGAAATTATTTTAAGATAGACTGTTTGAATGTTAGCATTTACAAAGATGTGAAGGATGAGGATCATTTGAATCAATTGATGAACAAAGAACCCATGTGGGAATTATTAGAAGCCAAAGACTTCAGCGATCAGGTATTTCATTTGAATGGACACAGCGAGATATTACAAAAACTTAAACCTAAAAACATAGAACAACTGGCGGCTGTGTTAGCAATCATCAGACCAAGTAAAAGATATTTGTTAAACAAAGATTGGAACACTATATCGAAAGAAGTATGGATAAAACCTACAGAAGGGTATTATTTTAAAAAATCTCACGCAACATCTTACGCAGTGGCAGTTGTGGTACACATGAATTTAATATGCGAACAATTACAAAACAATGACCAGTAAAATTAGAAGAAGTTTGGTAAAGACATTGACTTGGAGAGTGTTGGCAACCACTGATACATTTTTGATTGCTTGGTTGATAACTGGAGAATGGACTTGGGCCAGTGCAATCGCTGGCGTAGAAGTTTTAACTAAGATGTTTTTATATTATGCTCATGAAAGAGTTTGGAATAAAATAAAATGGGCCAAAGAATATAAAGAACCTCATACTACAATTTTTCCCTACACTAAAGAAGATAAACGCTGGTAATTATTTAGGTTTACGCACCAATTGAACAGATTTTCTTTTGCTACGTTTCATAGCAAGATTACCTAGGCTGGTTACTGGCCCAATTTTTACTTTGACATCCTTGGTATTCATCATCATCAGCACATTGCGAAACTGTTCTAATTCTTTGCGTAAGAATATGCCGATTGGGATCATTCTATTAGATTCCCACCACCAAGTTTTACACAAATCCATAAAATTTTCTCTGGATTTGATGTGAATTTGTTCATAGATATACATGGATGTGATTGAGTTGTCCTGATTGTTGATGACTCCAACATACTCTTGGCCACCATATTCGACGACCGTGATGAACGGGAAGTTCTTTTCTATGTCGTCTAACAGCATTTTATATTCAATAAATACATTTAAAATTAAAGATTATGCAACTTGTGCCAAAATATTTATTAAATAACAGTGTAACTCTTACCGCGAATCTGGCAGGAGAAATAACGGAGTATAGAGCAGTGTATCAAAGAAATATAAATGTAGCGAGAGGTATCGACAACACCATCCAGTTCAATGTGTTGAATGCTGATCAGAAACCAGTGTCAATACTGAATACCTACACACCTAAATTCAAGTTGTATGACGAAAATAACAGATTGATTGTTGAAAGAGATGGCACTGTGATAGAAACTTCTACTCCTAGTAAAGTGGGACATTTCACTGTCACAATCTCAGAAAGCGATTTATTAAACATCAAATCGCAATACTTACACTACACAGTGTTTTTACAAAAAGACTCAGACAACACAAAAACTATCCTACACAGTGGAACTAACTTTGAAAATAAAGGCACAATATATGTTAGCACAGAAGAATTTCCAGGACCGTTAGATTCTTATTCTGTGACAACATTTACTGAAGACAATCCATCATCTGGAGTGTTTATATCTGAAATTGTTTCTGCTGAACCAACTATAAACGGCAATTCTGCACTTCACACAGTGGCGTATTATCTGGATCAAGCAGTGGGAGACATCACAGTACAAGGCACATTGGACAATCAACCAAATGCCAATACATTTTGGTCTGACATTGATACACTTACAGCAATCAATTCTGACACAATAAAATACGTGAACTTCAATGGTGTATTCAATCACTTGAGATTCAAACACACACTAACTTCTGGTAGTGTTACCAAAATATTAATTAGAAACTAATTGACTTTTTACAAAAACTAATTTATAATAAAAAGCATGAATATTGTGCTTGATACTTTACAAACTTATCTTCCTGCCAAAAGAAAACAAACACCCAGCGGTTGGATGGCTTTCAATGCTCCTTGTTGTGAGCATAACGGAACAACTCCAGACACAAGACAAAGAGGTGGTTTAATTGCCAACGCAGACGAAGGTGTAAGTTTTCATTGTTTCAATTGCGGATTCAAAACCAGTTGGCGCACAGGCAGAAATCTATCTTATAAAATGAAAAAATTTATGAGATGGTTGAATATGCCAGATGATGTTATCACTAAATTGGCACTGCAGGCACTACAGAACAAATCGGATTCAACAGGTTTTAAATCCATAGTCACGTACCAAAATTTCAAACCAAAGAACTACCTGCTAAATCCAAAGCCATACATGAGTGGGCAACTTACAAAGAACTTGAACCCACAGGTGTAGATAAAGATTTATTTGCTGTAATGGAATACATTGCCAAAAGAAAACTCACATTGGATGACTATGATTTTTATTGGAGTCCAGAAGCAGGGTTTAGAGATAGACTGATAATCCCTTTCACATATCAATCAAGAATTGTAGGCTATACAGCAAGAAAAGTTGTGGACAGCAAAGTGAAATATCTTTCAGAACAACAACCAGGATATGTGTTCAACACAGATGCTCAAGATGATGATAGAAAATACATTGTGGCTGTGGAAGGTCCTATTGATGCTGTGGCTATTGACGGTATAGCACTGCTGGGCAGTGAGATTAAAGAACAACAATCGGCACTTGTGAACAGTTTAGGCAAACACGTGATTGTGGTGCCTGATAGAGATGAAGCAGGTGAAAAATTAGTGTGGGACAGTCTAGAAGCAGGCTGGAGCGTGAGTATGCCTGATTGGAATCAAGACATAAAAGATGTCAACGATGCTGTATGTAAATATGGTAGACTGCACACATTGTACACAATAATCAAGAATGCAGAGGATTCACAACTTAAAATAAAACTGAGGATGAAAAAATGGTTTACTTAAAAAAAGCGATATCATTTTTGTTTTCTCCTATCACTAAACTTGTAAATCATATCAAGTACAAAAAGAAGATAAGAGAATTACAAAAAAGAGATCCATTCATATACAAGTAGAATGTACTACGTTATAGAAGGAACACATAAAGATCCCAATGATATAAAAACATTGGATCCTACAACTAAAAAGGAACACGGTCCTATGGATGAAAATGAAGCGAATGAATTAGCCAAGTCTTTAATTCAAAAAAAAATTGATGACTTCTATCACAGAGCATGGGTGATTAAAAAATGATAGTTTGGGGAATAACAGGAAACAATCATGATGCCAGTTTGGCAGTGATGGAATACCATGTGAAAGGTTTAACTGATAGATACGGGCTGTATCTACATTGGGCAGGCAAGAGTTCTGACTTCAGTGGCATACCTGGAGATCCAAATCTTTGTCCAGAAATGTTGGCTCATGTTAGATCCAATGCCAGATGGGCTCACCCAGCCAAAGTGATATGGTACGAAAAACCTTTCAAAAAAACTATGCGTCAATTGTTAGCAGGGCAAGGTTTAAAATTTAAAGAAAATGATGTGACAAAATTCTTACAACGTCAAGGCATTCACGTGCCTGTTGAATATATAGATCATCATCACAGTCATGCCGCTTATGGATACTACACATCTCCATACCGAGATGCCGCAGTTGTTGTGCTAGATTCTATAGGTGAATTTGAAACTTTTACTATTTGGCACGGTCACGGAGAAACATTAGAAAAGAAATATTCTCAACGTTATCCTCACAGCATTGGACTGTTTTATTCAGCAATGACACAGCGTTGTGGATTCAAAGCAAACGCAGAAGAATACAAATTGGAACAACTGTCACAAAAAGGCAAATGGAGAAAGCATTACAGATTGATGATGGAAGAAATTATCAAAACCAGGATGCCTTTCAAGACACGAGTTAATCTACACAGAGGTTGTAATTGGTGGAGACCAGAATTGAATACTGAAGAAGACATGGCAGATTTAGCGGCGACCACACAACACATATTTGAACAGGTGTTGATGTGTGCCAGTTCATGGATACAGATGAATATCAAAACCAACAACATTGTTTTGGTAGGAGGTTGTGCTTTGAATCGCACTGCTAGAACAAAATTACAATCTGTTTGGGATGACATATGGGTTCCCAAAAATCCTGGAGATCCTGGATCTTGTGTGGGTGCCGTGTGTGCCAAATACAACAAGCACATTGACAATTCAGACAAAATGTGGTATAATAACAACAATGGCTAAACAAAACAAGGACTATGGATATGAGATACAAAAACTGTATCTCGAAATGATGATGAGTGACGCAGAAACTTTTGTGCGTTGCCAATCCATATTCGATTACACTCTATTCGATAGAAAACTTCAAAACACAGCAGACTTTGTGAACAAATATGTGGCACAGTACAATGCTTTGCCAACATATGATATTGTGAATAAATCTTGTGATGTTGATTTAAAACCAACAGAAAATTTAACAGAAGAACACTTTACTTGGTTATTGGATGACTTCGAAACATTTGTGCGACACAAGAGTTTAGAAAGAGCAATATTAAAATCTGCTGATATGTTGGAAAAAGGTGAATACGGTCCAGTTGAAGACTTGGTCAAAAAGGCAGTACAAATTGGATTACACAAAGACATAGGAACAGATTATTTTGATGACCCCAAAGCAAGACTGATGGGACTGAAAAACCAAAATGGTCAAGTCAGCACAGGATGGACCACACTGGATAAGAAACTGTTTGGTGGATTCAACAAAGGTGAATTGAATATATTTGCTGGTGGATCGGGTGCTGGTAAAAGTTTATTTCTTGCCAACTTAGGATGTAATTGGGTACTGAATGGATTGAATGTGGCGTATGTATCATTTGAATTGAGTGAAGCACTGGTATCAATGAGATTAGATTCCATGCTGACAGATATTCCTACAAGAGAAATTTTTAAAGATTTAGATGGTGTAGAAATGAAAGTGAAACTGTTAGGCAAGAAGTCTGGTAAGTTTCAAATCAAATATATGGCAAGTGGTAAGAATGCCAACGACTTGAGAAGTTACATCAAAGAATATGAAATCAAAACAGGCACAAAACTGGATGTGATACTGGTAGACTATCTGGATCTTATGATGCCAATCAGTAGAAAAGTTTCTCCAAGTGACTTGTTTGTGAAAGACAAATTTGTTTCAGAAGAATTAAGAAACTTATCAATGGAATTGAATGTGATCTTTGTTACAGCATCACAGTTGAACAGAGGTGCTGTAGAAGAAATAGAATTTGATCATTCGCACATATCTGGTGGTTTAAGTAAAATACAAACTGCTGACAATGTGTTTGGTATATTCACATCAAGAGCAATGAGAGAACGTGGCAGATATCAAATACAACTTATGAAAACAAGATCATCCAGCGGAGTTGGTCAAAAGATTGATTTGGAATTTGATGTGGACAGTTTGAGAATAAGAGATCTAGCAGAAGATGAAGCACAACAAAACTTTGGCAATAGCAATAGTTCAATATATAATTCATTGAAGAAAACTTCCACAGTGACTGATAATGAAAGTGAACAACCAAAAGAATTAAAAATGCCTGATCCTACAAAAGGAAATACTGTGAATTCAATCAGTTCAGAGAATACAGATCAAACCAAATTGAGGGACTTTTTAAAGAACCTCGATGATGAATAATTCCCAAAATTAAAATCGCACATGTTCCAGCAATGGCTGGCGGACAGCAAAAATTCCGCGAAGCGGTAACGCAGAAATTTAGATCCGCGAAGCGGTAAGCACAGCGAAATCGGTAAGCAGGTTTTTTATATGATTTTTCTTTTGACGCCTTTGCGTTTG